GGTATAGCATCTGCAGCTTGTGATTTTTGTTGTTCTTTTCTTTCAACTTGATCTAGTCTAGCTTTTTTTAGTTGTAGATCAATCATGCGTAGTTTTTTATCTAGTTTAGCTGTTTTAGCAGTGATAGCATGTCCAATCATAGTAGCAGCAGTTTGAAAAATAGGGCCACTGAATCTCGGCTCTACATTCATTGCTAGATCCATCATTTGATCGTACCCATCACGTGCAGTCTGTGCTAGGTCATCTAGTTCTTGATCAGCTGTGTCTAGATCACGCACTGTAGGCAATGCTAGATCCACACGCTCGATAATATTATCAATTTCCTCTAGTGTTGCGGGTGCAGGCGCGTCGTACTCGGGAGGATTTTCTTCAAGATCAGCATCAGCAAGATTAAACAGTTCAACCAGTTTCTTTGTCATACGTTTATTTAACGTTTATCGACCAGTCGCAAAAAGTTGTTGTTCAGTTACTAGTCTAAAAACCAAATTGTTATTGGCACAAAACGCTTGTGCTGCTTGCCATTTGGCCATGTTAATAGCCAACATGATCTTATCTCTAGGGCTGCGAGCACGTTCCATTACTGCTTCTTTTAAGGGTTTGATTTCAATTACTTCGGTATGTTGGCGCCCATTACGATCTATATATGAAACGATAAAGTCGGGAATATAGATGGTATTTTTCTTAGTAATGGGATTGCGGTATGGTATTCGTAGTACTTCACTACCCCAATTGACAACACTAGGATTGTTGTCACAAAAATTCATGAATACCTGTTCCCAACTGCTTCTGTATTTGATTGCGCCTTTTCCGATGACTTTGCTGGGATTTTTAGGCAAGAATATGCCCTTGCTAGTGGCCATAGAATTTAAAATATTATTTGTCTAGACACGTATCGATTTGATACTTTTTTATACTGTGCTCCTAACAATGACGTCCCTGTTCGGACACTGTTAAGTAAAAACAAAATCGTGCTGGTTTGAGTAGCTTCGGGAACATTTTTTAAATATCCCAAAGTCAACATAATATCTTGACCCTGGTACGTGCAAGAATCAATAAATGCCGCTGCTAGATTTTCTGCGGCTGCTCGACCATTAGCGACACTTTCAAAATAACTAATTACAGCGTCATATACATTGTCTGAAATATGTGGCGGTAAAATATATTTTGTATTAAAATATTTTTGAGTTAACCCAGTATCAAGATTAGTCTGGGCTATAAGATTACTTTCCATAATTTATCTTTATTAAATAAATTTAATAGGGCTAGGGAAATTACCATTCGACAACCCAGCTGCCCCCTGGGACAGTATGTTGCCCAGTGCTGGAGGTAATGATGCATTTGCTATTGTATTATTAATATTAAAATTACGTGCCGCGTTTGCTGCTTTGTTAACAGTGTCGTTGATAGTTGCTTGTCCGGGTCGATATACAGTTTTCTTTAAACGATCTTCTAATGTTTGCGCTTGCGGCTCGGCTTGGTTTGGCCCGTATCTTGTTATGTTGGATTGCCCGTTACCGCCACTAGGCGCCCAAGATCGGCTCATATCACCTGGAGTTGAGTCATAGTGTATCCCACCAAACCCTTTAATTGCAGTATTTGGGCTAGTCCCTATGTCACCTTCAGAATAACGCACATATTCATACCTGAGAGTCATGGTATGACCAATAAATTCGTTTTGCCCTGCAAGATGAGTTCCATGATTCCAAGTATCAATTGTGGGATTAATCAAAGTATATTGACTGTACCGATCCATGCTCATGCTGTAAATTTCTACGCTGTTTAGATAGTTTACATTTTCTCTAGGCAAGTAGCCCCAATTTTGGCTTACAGGAATAGAATATCTATTTTTTCGCATTTGAACGGCAGTGTTGAGATCATTATAAGCATCGCCATAATAAAAAGACATGTAGTCTTCCCAAAATCCCTTGACTACATCAGCACTGTCGTCGTGAAACTGAACTGTTATTGGCAGATATTTCATGCCAGTCTGTACTGTAATGTTTTGATTGTATGCGTTTAACTCTTTGGTCTGTATGTCAAATTTTGGCAAATCGACACTTTTGACCAACATACCTACTTCTTTAACCCAATCGCTGCCTGGCGAATACATGGTCTTGAGATTAGCCGCAGGGTTAAGGTCAAAAAACACATGATAAAGAAAACTGAATTTGGGGCTTAATCTATTTTGATTAGCCCCAAATAAACGTTGACCATGGGCATAGTCTTTAAGCGATGCCATTCACAACTCATTACCCAATGGTTGGGCCGCGTCTTGTTCTATTAGTACCGTTACCAATACCTGTACCAACTGGAGTCTGTACAGCATTGTCAAATCTAATGGTCATTTGAATCTGCACAGGATCGCTCTGTGAATAATTCAATTCGCCATAGTTGACTTGACTTAGGAAACAGCCATACAACTCCCATGTTTCAAGGATACTTGGGACTTGTGACCCGTTACCACCGTCTAGAATTTCACAGCGTGTAATAAACTTATAATCAACACCAGTAACCGCACTAGCCTGTTGTAAAAAGTCAAATTGTTTTTGTACCTGCTGACCAACAAGAACAGCAATTTGTCCTTGTGCGTCGTCACGTACATTAACTGTTACTGTTTCCCAACTGGGTTTACCAGCATAGTAAACTTTACTGTTGTAAACATCAACAGTTACTGGCTCAAATGTAGCATTGGGTCGAGTAAAATCTACGACCTGTTTGGTTAGTTCAGTCACGGGTGACCCTTGACCAAACCCCTCAAATGTTACTCTGAATCGATATTTGAGCTTGGGCATTAATAGCCCCTGCGATATCGCACTCTGCTGGTTGTTGAGCGGAACTGTAAATCTTGTTAATGATGCCACTGACATATTAAATCTCCTAAATCTTTAAATTAAAAATTACTAGCAATTTCACCAGTATTCTTAATTCTCAGTGGAATGTAAATAAATTCCACTGCCTTAACTGGTTCAATAGCGACATCAACATACAACTCGTTACGGTCAATTCTACTTGGTGTATTGTTTGTTGAATCACACACCACCAAATAGTCGTACAGCGCACGCTGGGCCATTAGACCATTGAGCATTTGTTCGATAATTTGTTTGATTTGATCACGAGTAATCTTATCATTTGGTTCAAAAATAAACGGTCTTGCTAGACGATTAATAACTTCACGTAAGTAAGAAATTAATCTAGCTACGTTAATTCTATCAAGTGCAGTAGACGCTGGACTACGAGTCTTTTGCCCGTACACTACAATACCAGTACCGGGGAGGAAAGTAATTGGATTAACTTTGGTTTCGTAAAGTGTATCTCTGATTCCCTCACTCATACCAAATGTAACGAACTCTCCAGTCTTGGGATTTACATAACCTAGACTTGACGCATTATCCACTAGACCACGCTGTGTTCCTGCTGGCGCAAACCATGGGAAGCTGAGCGAATCGCTATGTACAATCATGCGAAGCACCATATGACTTGGCGGAACAGCAATAGTGTTTCCAGTAAGATCATTATACAATGCCGAAGGATAGTAAACAGCTAAGTAGCTGTCAGAAACACGAATTGCCTCATCGTACATGTTACCGCTCGAAGTACCTTTACTCCAATTTTGTAGTTCTGTACTAACTGGTGCAAGACGCATGGATGTGTCGCCAATAATGAACGCAGTATTTCTACGATCGTTGTTTAGCGAAACCATGTTAGGAATCAATTCAGGATATCCCGGAGCAGCAATCAATGTGAAGTCTGTACCTTCCTCACGAATAGATGTGTTAGTATCAATAGCGGCTTTCATCGATCTTACCACTAGAGCACGTACTGCACGATTGCCCATATAAGGACTACCGTCAATTCTATTACCAGCTGCTGTGACCCAAGGACTGTTTTCTAGCTCGGCCCAGGATGCCGGAGTCAAGGAAGGCGCTGGGTTGGTTGTACCTGGAGTAGCCGGGGCAGTAACAACAGCTTTAGCACTGTAAATTTTACCGTCTGTGTAAACTACTCGGTCGCCAGCAGCGTATGCTGCTGTACCGCTCCACACATTAACAATGAAATTGCTAGCATTAAAATAATTGTTTTGATATTTTTTAACGTTGAATCCGCTGCGACGTGTGTTGAACAGTAAAGTACCGCGTGGGTAAGCCGTTGCGTCTGGTGCATCAAAATCTAAATAACTGTTAGTTAACAGTGTTTTAGTTGGAGTTAATTCACCAGTAATCGAGTCGGTCTGACCGTTAGTATCCCACCGAGCATCAGCAAATAGTATACCGTTTTCACTGGTTTGATCGCTGTTGTCAATTTGTACCCAACGATTAACTCCCCCAACTGACTCCCAACGACTCAGTTTAGGATAGTTTTCTAAATCGCTAGTGTCTAACCACAAATCGCCCAATGCCAGTGCAGTAGAGGCATTGCTCTGAGCAATTGGCACGGATGCAGAAACAATAACGCCGTTAGAGTCAGTTAGTGTCAAATCAAATCCACGAGCATCACTACTAATGGTCCTGTATCCCTTCCAAGCATTTTTAGTAGCTGAGCCATCATGAATCATAATGTCAACGTCACTGATACTGTTGTAGAACCAGTATGTGCCATCTTCTGGTGCTTGGCTAGGTTTAACATTGTTAGATGCGTAATTTGATTTAGACAAAGGTTCCCAATTACTGGCAATAAAAGTAGAACCTGGGCCAGCTCTAACACCAGATGTGCTTGCGGTAATACCCAGAGATGTTAGAGCAGAGCCACTAACATCCTTTAGTACAATTACTCCACCAAGGGCGTGTGTTAATTCAAGTTCACTTGACGCAGTCGCTACGGCTGTTAGATTAGGAATACCAGCACTGTTAATTGCATTTACTATTTGAACAAGTGTTGGTGCTGTTGCTGGAGCAACTGCTGCTGGAACCACTACAGTTACGGCTGCGGTAAGACTTGCATTACCACCGCTGCTAACTCGAATACTAAACGAGTTTGCTGCAGTCAAAGTACCAACTGAATTAGCAGTTAATACTGTAGGAGCAGTTTTATTTCTACGATACAATCTGTAGCGAACTGTGCCATCATTGTTGACGTTATACTGTGCATAAATGTTGCCAACTGGAATTAATTTTCCGCCACTGGAATCTAAATTAGCATTTGCAGTTTCATCATTGGCGTACAGTGGAGTTGCAATTTGATTAAACACGTTCAAAGAAAGATTGTACTTGCTTAATACTAGGTTAGCACCTAGATTAATTGCATTGGTTTTGACCCAAATACTGCCGCTAGGACGTGGCCCAGTTCCAGTAGTAGTGCTAACTGTATCTTTAACTTTCCAACGTGGAGTAAGAGTATGAGAAGAAAACTTTGTTGTTGGAATTTGGTAAGTCCCAGCTACAAAGCCAATTGCAGCCAACCCTGTAGCTGAACCAACTGTAAACGTAGCAGATGTAACAACCAATTGCCCGCTAGCAGCAGCGCTGGTTGCGTAAATCTCTAAAAATCCATTAACAACAGCAGCGGATACTCCTGTCAACGTTGTTGAGGTTAGTGCGTTGATTCCCGCAGCAAGATCATCTAGTGTAGCAGAGGCGCCAGCTACTGTAACAGTAGCACCATTGATAACAAGAGCACCAGCACCTATTGTGGTGTTGGATACTGTACCAACTACTGTTGGAATTGCAGCTTGCCAATCAGTTGAACCTACAACAACCCAAACGCTTGCTCGTGATTTGTAATATACTACTTGATCCATAGATCCAATAGCTACAACTGTATAATCACCGACTGTGCCATATGCAGGCAGTGGAACCAATGTGCTAGCATTTACATTAGCTACAGTTGTAATTACGGTAGGAGTCACTGTTGAAAAACTTTGTGTGCCTACGTCCCAAGCAAACAAACCCCAAACACTTGACGTAGTATCTAACCAATAAATGCCATCAACTGGTTTTCCAGTTGGGCGAACTGTTGTACCTTTTAATTGCTTTAGGTTAATGTCAGCACGTATGGTCATAACACGATTAGTAGTGCCTAGCAAGCTGTATGCAGCCATTAGCCCATATTCGTTGCGTTCTCCACCGTGTACAGGAGTACCTGAGCTGGTTTGCTCAAAATACGGAGCGCCATACAGTGTAGCCAATTCGCGCTGACTGCCGATAATAGCTAGTTTGCCTGCATTGGCTTTGGTTGTACCAGCAGCAATGTCAGTGTTGGTAATGTTATTTTTGTCTTGATCAGTAGCTATAATGAGCAGAGGAACAGTGCCAGTTCCAGCTGGTGCATATGCGCTATCATCAAAAACCTTAATCTCTACGCCTGGGCTAATTAGTGCCATTTTGTAAATCCTTATTTGAAAAGTATTTTAAATATTTATATCCAAATGCTAAAATAGCTCTTTTAGCGGACCTTTTCTCGAGCCTTTTTTATAAATACTTAACAAACAAAGGGCCTTTTCTCAATGACTACAATTCCGCTATGTCAAGATTGTCAAATTAGACCAGCGCAGGTCAATTATATCAAAAACGAAAGGACCTATTATCGTTCTAAATGCCATAGTTGTAGCCATGCCCGTAAAAAAATCACTAACAGCGACTTAGTACTAGGTTACCGAAAAAAACCACAGTGTGAACGCTGTGGGTTCAAACCCAAAGTACCTGAGCAATTGCGGTTACATCATGCTGATCACAATCAGCAAAATAACAATTTTAAAAATTTAAGAACAGTGTGTTCTAACTGTGCTATAGAATTAGCCACGCTGAAAACACCGTGGACCACAGGTGACCTACTTCCAGACTTTTAATTGTACTTCGAGTCGATCGTAGAGGTCATTGATTGTCCCACTGTTGACAATTTCGGCATCAAATTGTTCTTTTACCCAAGAGTATTCACTAGCATGAACTTGGGGATAAAGATCGTGCATTCCTTGTGCGAGATTGTCTGATGTAAACCCTCGAGCTACATCATACCAAGCGGGTTTTTGTACCGGGCTGATTAGCAAGAATCTAGCACCTAGCTTGCGTAGTGCATTCATTTCGTTAGGGAAGCGTACATCTGTTACAACAACACTATAGCCATGTTCTTGCAAGGATTCAATTTTGCGCTCTACGTTCAGTATCCAAATTGAATCACTAAAGTGTTGTCTAAACACATCTGTACCAATGTGTTGCAAGGCATAACGTGGGGTAAAGTTTTTAATACCTAATCGCCGACCCCACCATTCGTCTACAGTTTCTCGAAATATCCGAGATTCATCTGTGTCACCTTCTAACAGTTGTCTAGGCCAACTGAACACCACACCTACAGCATCCTTTAGCGCATCAGCAAATGCTAGTTGGGTGTAGCCGTGTGATCGTTTTAAGTAGTCGGCTGCAGTATTTTTGCCCGAGCCGATAAGGCCAGAAAGTCCAATAATCAATTAGTCCTCGACTTGATAACTGTTGGGTTCAGTAGGTTCTGTTGTTGATGCGCCCCATTTGCCTATTGGGCAAGTGGCATAGGCTAGGGTGGTTTTGGCCGGCATAAAGCAATTGCATTTTTTGCAAGTTCTAATTACAGGTGTAAGCTCGTCACAGCTTTTGCAAATTGCATACCGTTCACGAGCTATAGCCAATGGTAAAAACATGATATCCTCTTTTTAATTAACCAATAACCAACCCCATGGGCTGGCTTCCATCTACATATTTCTTAAGTTCTTCCTCAAGACGTTCCATTTCTTCTTTGGCTTCGGCTTTGAGAGAAGCGCCATTTAGCTGCGTTCCGCCTTGCGGCCCAGCAATAGAGCCAAACTTTTCTCTTGCTTGGCCAATGATGTCCTTGGACACTGCTAGCGAATAGTCCTGAATCCAAGGCTGAATCATATAATCACTTAATAATGTAATATCGGGCTTGTAGTTAAACGTCCACAGTATAACGTCCTCGCCACCTTGTGGAAATTTTCTAACAAATGAAACAGTTTTAGTAACTTGGTTCCATGTGAAATTAATAAATCCGCCAAACATACGCATGGCCAGCTCTTGATATTGGGTAAACATATCATAACTGGCTAGTCCACCAACACGCCCGGCCACTAACATGTAAGTATTCAAATAGCCACTAGCAAATGGTTCAAATTGGCTAGCAGTAGTACCAGATATTGATCCAATGCCGCGTCTAAACACTTGTTTAACTGTGATTACTTCCTGTGGAAGAACATAATCGCTTTGTTCCTTGTTGATGGTCAACACAAGATAACTTTCCTCCACACTGTTTTGAGCACGTTGACGGTAACGCTGTAGTGCACGATTGATTGCGGTATCTACGTGCTTTTTGTCTAGCTCAACATCAACAATGCCTGAACCTAATCGGTCAAACACATAGTCGGCAATATTATCCCGTAATTTGTCAGCTGTGGAACTCATGTAGATTATCCTTTTGGATATTTACCGTATCACAACACTTTAAGCAACACGGTATCTTCATTGAGTCTACCTGTCAACTTGGACTCTGTGGACTTGATTGTGCTTAAAAACTTTTTAAGAGCTGGCTTAGTAGCTTTGAAAAAGTCTCTCAACGCATCTGCAGGTTTCCTTACAGTTTTGTTGACACTAGCAGCTTCATCAAAGCCCACTATGCTAGTACCCTTAACCGACAATGGACCTTGTAGGGAATCAGCTATGTATACTCCCAATTTACGAGTACGGGTGTTAAACACCCAAAGCTGACCGGCACCCACAATGTCTGCTGGATTGATTGATGTCAACTTGAGAGCCGCATCCTGCTTCATGTACTTGACACGAGCAACTAATTTTTCTTTGCTGGGTGCACGTTTAACACGCGGCTTGCGAACAACTGTTTTATGTTGCTGGTATTTTTCAATATCAGCAAACAGGGCTGTGTAAAATGCAATATAGCGTTTGAAACGCACCCGGGTCCATTTACGATAGCCTTCTTTTAACTGCTCGTCCTCGCCCCCAGCTGCCGCAACAATTTCTTCAAAATGTGGTTGGAAGAACTTGCTGACAGCAACCACAGC